CTACCAGTATATTTGTAAAGTATTAATTCTCTGTCTTTTTGTTCAGATGCAGCAGCAGGATTAGTTCCAGAACCACCAGCAGAAGCATTTGCAAATTCCATTTCAAACAATTTAGCTAAATCTTCCTTTTTTGTACCTAATTCTTTAGCCAAAGCAAGAATTGTATCAGTGATATACTCATCTTTAGTCCAAGAATAGTCCATATCACATGCTTTTTCAGCTAAAATAGCTCTAGTTACAATGTCTTTTTTCTTTTTAGGTATTTGATCTACGTATTGTGGTAATCCAGCTACATCGATTTCGAAGTCTTCACCTCTGATTTCTTTTAATTTATTAGATGCCCATTCAATACCAGCTTGGCCACCCCATGCATCTACCATTAAACCACCACAACCTTCAGTATATGGTACATCTTTATATTGTAAATGGCGAGCAAATGAAGCCATTCTAGCTATAGTTTCTTCTGAGATATTCTCACCTTTGGCTAATTGATTAGCTCTTGCCCAACCAACTGCTGTACCACAATCAATTTCTGGATTTGCATCTCTGAATTCTAATGCTCTTTTAGCTGCATTCTTTGCTGATTCAGGATAATCGCTATATGATTCGAATTCTTCTATAACGTGTGTGTTAATATTACCGCATTTGTGACATGTGTATGGATCTTCTCCACCTTCTGCTAAATCCCATGTCCAATCGCACGAATCACATGTTATCTTTTTAAACTTCTGTGTGTTAAAATATTGAAAGTCCAACATGATTGCAGGTTCTTCAACTAACGAGATCTTTTTAACTCCTGATACTTCATCAGATTCAAGAATTCCAAGATCTACTATTTTCTTTTTATTTGGTTCCATACTTTATGTATTGTTATTTTAATGGGTCAATTTTATCTTTAACATCTTTAGCTCTGGCTGTCAACTCTTTAAAGTAATCCCAGAATCCTTTCTTTTTAACTGCTTTGAAGTTCTCATCAATAGAGAATAACTCAATTGAAATCAAAGTCAATGCAACTATTTTAGTGGCAAATAATGGAACTGTAAAGAACTGTTGAATAATATCATTTAAAATAAAGGTGTCGACACAAAATATTAAAACAACTGTCATTTGATACAAGAACATCTTTGAAATGATTTGACTCAACTTTCTTGAAGTTACTTCTTGTTTTAGTTTTTTGGCTTTCCATATTCCCATTATGGTGTCTGCTAAAATGCATACGCCCACTGTTACCATGATACCAGTGATAGGCGCTATAAATGCTGATATAATCATCAATAATCTTGTACTACTACTTTTTAATGCTAACTTTAAATAGATTAGCTGTTCTAATATGTGCTCCATTGTTACCATTAGATTTTTGCTATGTCTCGTAGTCGTTTATCTGCTTCTTGTTGTGAAGTCATATCAGATGCGACAACGTATGTTTTTATAATTGGAGCAGAAGCACCAGAGTTTGAATTACCAGCAGGAATTGGAGCTCCACCACCAGCTTGATTGATTTGATTTAATAAACCACCAAACATTGCAGTCGAATTAGCATTGATAACTGATTCTCCGTTTGATAACATAGCAGGAATAGAATCTGATGTGCCAGTTCCAGGTCCAGTTACGTAACCACCGCTTGCAAATTTACTTGTTGATGGAGCAGGAGCAGAAGCCATACTTCCACCACCAGAACCACCTGTAGTAGGTACTTGTACTGATAAAATCTTTTTAACATTCATTAAACCACCAGCTACTGCAATACCTGCAGCAACACCAGCTAAAGCAGGACCTACAATTGGAATACCAACTAACGATGCGTATGCTTTTTGAGCAGCTAAATAGGTATCGATGGTTGTTTGAGCAACTGCAGTGGCTTTACCAGCTACTGTGTTTTGTCCTAATAATGCAGAAGCACTACCTAACATACTTGATATAGCCTCTAAATTGGCTTTCTTGGCATCAGCAGCAGCTTTATCGATATCAGCTCTAGCTTTTGCATTCTCTTTAATAGCAGCAGTTCTTTGATTTTCACTTTCAAAGGTCATGTTATTGATAATATCCTCGTTAGCTTTGTTTAAAGCTATCTTTTCTGCGTATGTTGTATCTTCTTGACCTATTAACCATTGGTTATAACCCAATTGGTCTTCCATATCTTTTTGCTTGAATGCAGCATCTTGCTCTTTCTTTTGAGCATCATTAACTTCTCTAACAGCAGCAATCTTCTCACCTTTTTGTGTTTCAGTTAACTCAGATGCATTGATTTCTGCAATTTGACTATCTAATTGTAACTGCAATTCTGTTTGAGCTCTAACCTTTTGGTCTTCGATACTCATCAAGAATGCTTGGTCTTTGATGTCTTTTAATTCTTTTGCAAATGCTTCATCTTTTTCTTTTCTAACCTTTGCTTGATCATCTAAAAGAGCTTGAGTTTCACCAGCTTGTGTAGTTAACATTTGCTTTTGTTGTGCATATAAAGACTCAAGATACTTTTGCTCTTCTTTAGTTAGATTCTTTTTATTGGCATATTTGTCAATTTGAATCTGTAACTCTTTGTTAGCATTCTCTTGTTGAATCTGTAAAGTTCTTTGAGCTTTTACTTCTTCATCTTTAATTGCATCTAATTCTGCTTTTTGACGTAACTCAACTGTCTTCTTGTCAGCCTCTTTAGCAGCGTCAAGCATTTCTTTAGCATGCTCTTTATACTTTTCTTTTCTTTCTTTTTGCTTCTCAGCAGCTTTTTCATTGGCTGCTTTTTGATCATCTGCTACTTTTTTGTTGTATGCAGCTTGATCTATTTGAGCTTGACTATTTAAATCTTTGATTGCAGTCTGTAACTCAGCTAATTTCTTTTTCTTTTCATCATCAAGTTCACCATCCATCGCTTGTAATTTTAACAATTCAGCGATTGCATTTCTTCTACTTGCTACTTCTTCAGCATTAATCTTCTTTTTTTGTGCTAATATAGCAGCCTCAGAAGCTCCTTGTGCTTCCATTAATGATAATCTTCTTTTGCTTGCTGCAATTTGTTGATTACCTGCTGAATTTACATCATCAAAAGCTTCGATAACTTTATTTGCATTACTTCTTGTCTTTGAAGTAGCTGCATCGTCAATTAAACCACCTGATAAAAATGAACCAACATTACGTAATGTGTCCATTGTTGCTTCTGCAGCGTCATTTAGAAAGTCAAACGAACTAATCAATTTCTTGATAGGTCCAATTGCAGCCATTACACCAACAACTAATAGACCTAACGCAGTAACTACAAGTCCAATTGGATTCATAGATAACGTTAGATTAAATGCTTTGTTAACTGTGTTTAAAATTGCTGTACCTGCAGCTGCTGCTTTCTCGAGAACTAGTTTACGCTCTAACGCAGAGTTCAATAAACCTTCTTTGATAGCTCTAATACCCATTACAACAGCAAGTGCTTGTTGTGCTTTAGCTTCTGCTGCAGCAATCTCTGTATTTTCTTTACCAAATAAAGCGCTGGCTTGAGAAGCTATAGCAAAAGCACCACCAAGTGATTCTGCAATACCTACTAAACCTTGTAATCTCTTCTCAGCACCTCTACCTTCTAAAGATTTGTCTAAATCTTCTTTTGCAGATCTTGCTTTGATTAAATCTTGTTCAATCGCTTTAAATTGTGTACTACCAAACTCAGCACTTTTCAGGGTGTCTTCTAACTGTTCAATCGATTTATCTAAATCATCAATCGATTTGATAGTCTGGTCGATACCATTTACTTTCAGTGTGAAACCTATAACTTTATCTGCCACGGTGTTTAATTCTTTTTATAATTATAAATATAAAGAAGAGACCTTTTGAAAGCCTCTTCTTCATTTTTTTAGCAATATATTGTTTGTTGTATTAAATATGATCCACTTGCTTGGAATGATCCTTGTACCATACATGATGTAAAAAGTATTTCTCCATCAAACATTGTACCATACGTAATACCTCCACCACCACAATATTCGTATGAATAATCTAAAGTTCCACCTGAAGTATTTAGCACTCTCAACGTTACACAGTTTTCAGAGATACCGCAATCAACACTACAATCACCTATATTTTGCACTACACCGTTAGTTCCTACTTGTAAAGCTATATTATTATTGTATGAATACCAACCAGATGATGCAAATGTAGATCCTAAAGAATCTGCGTATAAAATTGCATTTGTACTCCAATTAGAATCTACGCCCCATACAGTAAAAGAATCTGGTATACCTACTAAACCACATGATGTACATTCATCTGCGTCATATAAAATATCAAATGGATATAAAGTGTTACACACACACGTATTAATATTTGTGTAACCGATAATTATACCATTACCATCTATTTGAGCAATAGATCCTCCGTCAGAATACCAACCAGTTGAAGCATACGTTGTTCCTGTTGCGTCAGAATATAAAATAGTAGAGGATATTAAACTATTGCCATTACCATAAACTGTATTATTGTATGTAGCATCACAATATGCAACACAAGAAGATTCAATACTATATGATGTATTAATTTCATACGTTGTGATCGTTTCAGATTCTTTATAAAGAATGTCTGATACAATATTAGGATAAAAACCTACAATAGGTTTAAAACCCGATCCAACATTAAAACTTGAAATTATAGAACCGTTGTTTTTATCTAATGCAATTAAACCGCTTGATGTAGTAGCATTTAAACCCGAGAAAGTCCCGTATGCATATAATTTGCTTCCTAGTAATTTAGATTTAACGGTTAGCGTTATACCAGAAGT